TGACCGTCGATGAAGTGGATGTCGGCGAGATAAGCCGACAGATAGGTATCCTGATCTGCTGCATAGCGACCAATGACATGCGAGGATCCACTGTTGTTGACCAGTGTTGAATAGCTGGATGATACCGTGTTACCGCTAAGAGTTTGCTGGACATTGTTCACATAAACCTTGATCCTATCTGCCGCTGTCCCTTGCGTTGTATCGACTGCAAGAACAACGTGATACCAAGCTGATGGATCTCGAAATACTGCGGCAGTATCTGCAAACTTTTGCGATGTGTCGTACCAGATAACGCGCAGTGCATCACCGCTTGGGTAGTACAGCTGAAAATAAGATGACGTTGAATCTCTGGCGCCGAACAGCCCACCCTGTGTGGCGGAAAGTGCCGCACGCTTCACCCATCCGCTCCAAGTCCACGTTGTCCTATTCCCCGCCGATGCCGGTGTGCGGCTGAGGTAGGCGCTATCTGCCGAGTTGAACCGCAGCGAACGGCTGATCTGGTACCCGCCGCCTGCTGTTGCACCTAAAAGAAGAGTATTATTTAATAAACTCATTGTACGTCTGTAATTAAACGAGCAGTAATACGGCTGGAGCTTTCAACATAATAAACCAATACAGAGACACTGCCAAGGCCAGTGCTCATTGTTGGTGTACCACCAGAAAACTTCCAGTTACTTCCGTAAGCAACTGTAGAAGCTGTAGTTCCGTTTTGCGTAATTACAATTGAACCACTTTGGCCAGCTGTTTGGTTGCTTGGATTAGCAAGTGTCACTGCTCCACCTGCTGGTAATGTAAGACTAAAGTTGTTTGCGGTGATTAAATCAAGAGTTACAGTACCACTTACACTGCCGAGTGCAGAAACCGTACCTAGACAGCTATTAAATACAGTAATGCGTCCTGAAGAATTAACAGAATATCGTGACGTTCCGTTTGTATAGAAAGAAAGTGTAGTCCATTGACTTGCATCAAGACCCCCCCATTGCAACTCAGTTCCCGTCCAACGAGCAGCGCCCCATCCTGAAATTGCTAATGCATTGACATTACTGGGTGCTGTAATGTTTAAATAGTTGACATTACCGGTGGATAAAGTTGCCGTTTGTCCTGTTAACGTAGTAAATGCACCGGCATCACCCGTGACTGTCGCACCTGATACCTGTGTAGTAAATACTCCGGATACGCCTGTTAATGTTGCAAATTTACCAGTTGTGCCAGTAACAGTAGCTCCTGATACTTGTGTAGTAAATATCCCAGATACACCTACAATGTTTCCACCTGTCACTGATGTGAAATTACCAGTATCTCCAGTTACGCTGGTACCAGAAAGACTGGTAAAAACACCTGAAACAATAGTAGCTATTCCGCCAGTTGAGGTTGTGTACTGAATTGAGTTACCGGTGATTGTCGCACCAGATAGATAGGTAGTAAAAACACCTGAGACGCCCGTAATATTTGTAAATTTTCCAGCATCACCTGTGACTGTTGCACCTGATACTTGGGTAGTAAATACACCAGATACAAAGTTAGCTGTTGTGCCAGTGACTGTTTGCCCTGATACAGTTGAACCACCTTGAATAATGTTTCCAGAAATAGTTCCAGTTACTGTTACGTTTCCAGAAATAGCATTTGCTAAACCTGAAACACTTACTGTCGCATCACTTCCGCCTTGCGTATAGGTGATGTTATCAACTTTTACGGTACCGTACGGCATGGTTTTTTCTTTTATTCTTGTATTCTACTTTAGTTATTAGGGAAGAATTGTAAGAGGTCCTTGAATTATAAAACCAGAAGTGCCTCCAGAAACAACCCCAGAACAAACAACAGCAGGTGTTGCACCAGAAGGTGTTGTGATGTTTAAAGTTGTCCCTGTTATGTTTGTAAATTGTGCCGTAGCACCTGTGATTGTATTGCCACTGATAGTACCTGGTGTAAAAATGCCGGAGACAATATAACCAGATCCAGAAACGTTTAAATCTCCCGAGATTGTAGTACCTGAAAAGCTTAAATTTGTAGCGGCAAGCGTCACAAAATTACCAAGAGTGGCATTAATTGTATTGCCTGTTACCGTAGTTCCAGAAAGACTACTGAAAACTCCGGATGTTCCTGAAATTGTGTTGCCTGTAATAGTTGCTCCACTTAAATAAGCAAAGACACCAGATGTACCAGAAATACTGCTCCCTGTTATTGAAGCTCCTGAAATTCTTTGGAAGTTACCTGTGGTTGCGTTGACTGTTGTACCCGTTAATGTTGTAACTGCGGCAGAAGAAGCGTTAAGATTTGTTGTTTGTACGTTTGTACCCGTAAGTGTTAAGCCACTGATGGTACCACTAACAATGGCATCAGTTTGAACAAGGATGCCACTAAATGTTGCGTTGGCACCAACTGTGATGCCAGTCGCAACAATTTGACCAGAAACTGTTAGGCCACTTTCAACAACAACATTACCGCTGACAGTACCTCCAGTGCGGGGTAAGTAGTAGAAATTAAGATACTGTTTTGTGCCGGATAAGGTAAGTTTTTTGTTCTTTAATGCTGGATCAACTTCGTTAAGATGCACAACCGTCAGTAGATCGACATCTTCCAGGTCAATCCCAGCTATCTCCTGTAGGTCACTGATTCTTCGGTTGGCCACTACTTATGTATACAAATACCCTTAAAACCAATTATAGTTGCAGTATACTGACAACTATTTAACTCGAACTTCAATGCGGGGAATGACATTAGACAGCCCTTGCCACAGTAGTTGGCCTCCTGTTACCAAGCCACAAGCAATGGCGAGCATCACAAGGACTTCTGCAATGGTGAGGTTACGGCGCAGGTACACGACTTGCTGTGGACGTTGCTGAGGCTGCTGGAGAGCCTGCATCTGAGCTTGTTGAATGGCTAGTTCACGAGCACGGGCCTTCATCTCAGCCAACTGCTCAGGGCTGATGGTGCCAGGAATTGGTTGGTTGCTAGGAGGAACTTGGTTTTCCATCTGAGCACTTTTGTTTTTTACACATTAGCATCTAAGCAAAGGAATTGTTGCTATGCAGTACGGATTACGGAAAGGTTTAGAAGATATTGCCAGGGAGCTAAAGGGTATTAACAATGCCCTCTCGTCGCTCTGGTCAATTCAATACGAGAAAGGCGAGATTGATGTTCTAGATCCCAGGGCCTATGCCGATGAGTACATTACGACAGAGGAATGTGCCAATCGCCTGGGAGTCAGTGACCAAACACTGCGTAACTGGATTGCAATCGGCAGGAAAACCCCAAATAAAGGCTGGGTAGAAGGCATCCACTATGTCAACATCTGCCCAGATGGTGACAAAAAGACAGTTTTCCGAATACCCTGGACTCGTCTTGTGGAATCCTTTGCCAAAAATCGCAAAGCAGTCCATGCTGATTTCTATAAATCTTGCAGCGAAGGAAAAACAGTAGAGCGTGGTGAGCCTATATGATCAAACATCGCTTTACCACTGTGGACATCGATGCCGTTACAGTCGACAACTTGGAAGAAACCTTACCACTTTCCTTGCGTCTCCAAGTAGAAATGTTTTTACCACCCAGTGGTTCGTTTGATACAGCTACCTTGCGCAGATACCTCCAAAACTTAAAAAACTATGAAGAAGAGGATGCCAACTTTGGCATGACGCTTGCCAACAGATTGCGTTTAGCTTTCAAAGATATGCAGCCAGATACAATCTGTGGTAAATTTCCGCAAGCAGAACTGTCTTTAAAGCGGAGGTTGCGTTGCGTAGCAGAATACCTTATTCGCTCCGGAGAATTTGATAAGCTACGGGATGCCAACGGTAAGCTAATCAAGAAACGCGGTGTACTAGGCAAGATGGTTGTGATGTATCTACCAACGCCTAGGATGATCGAAGCATTACAGAAACAAGGATTGACACTATGAATCGTAGGGAAAAATTAATTGCTTCTGTCATTGGTCCAGACATGGATGAGACCAAGGCCAAGATGCTTGATGGCACCATAAAGCTAGTTCTTGGTGACATGGGGCAACATTACTGCAAGATGTGGGATGCAGAAGGACCTGGCGTTATGGTGTTCCAGCCAGAAAATAAAGAACGCTCGATGTTCTTTATGACACTTAAAGAATTGCATGCGGCACAAGAAGAGTGTGAACGCAGTAATGATGGTGATATGGCAGAGACGTTTAGGCGAATCCTTGGGTCAGCACAGAAGATTGATCCTACAGAAAAAGCTGGTTATATCATCAATGATTCCCACGGGATTCGGTATTTGCAAATAGACTACAACCAGGTTGCAGACAGCTGATGGCATTACAGATCCTTCGTAAAGAAGACTTTGAATTAGTTACAAACTATGACTTAATAGCAGCAGCCAATGCGTTGATGGGAAATATTGACCTGGACCCAGCAAGCTCAGATTTTGCCAACGACTATGTTCAAGCTGAAAACTACTACACACCATCCGATGATGGTCTGAATGAACAGCAGTGGTTCGGTAACGTATATGTGTTCCCACCCAATGGTGCATACTTTTGGGATACTGTGCAATCGCGCTGGAAGATCACACGGAGTAGTGCCAGGAGTTTAACGTCTTCCCATGCGGTGTGGTTTAGACGCTTGTATCGGGAATGGATGAGTGGTCAAATTAAGCAAGGTTTGTATTTTACCAACTGTCCAGACATGATTCGTTATGAGCAGAAAATCTTTGACTTTCCCATCTGCATCTTGAAAACAAAACCTGTATTAGTCAAAAGGACAAGCGAGGAAGTTAGCAAACATACTACTGCAACATCAATGCTTGTCTACCTGCCACCCACCGATTCTGCTGGGGATGCAGTACAAAACTTTGTAGACATCTATTCTCCTAAGGGCCGAGTTCTCTGCTAAATTTTTCACAGGAACAAACAAAGAAACATGAGCGTTCTTGCTGATTGGGAGATTCTGGCGCTTGCAGAAGACGAAGAAATGATTGCACCTTTTGTTGATCATCTAGTCAGCAAGGAAGATGGACGTAAGCTTCTGAGTTATGGTCTTAGTTCCTATGGCTATGACATTCGCCTCTCTCCTAAGCAATGCTTGGTATTCGGCAAGATCCAAGCCGGGGACTGTGACCCAAAGAATTTTGATCCTGATATTTTGCGTCCTACTGAGCTTCTTGAGGATGAGCGTGGTCAATATTTCTTGCTTCCTCCGTACGGTTACTGCCTGGGCGTTGCTTATGAGCGGCTGAACTTACCACGTGATGTGACTGTTGTTGCTGTCGGCAAATCTACTTATGCCCGATCGGGAATCATGGTTAATATCACACCAGCAGAGGCCGGCTGGAAGGGACACCTGACGCTTGAGATTAGTAATTGCACCGGTCTCTTCAATCGAATCTATGCCAATGAAGGCATTACACAACTTCTGTTCTATCGTGGTAAGCCTTGTGCAGTAGATTACCAAGCCCGGAAAGGTAAGTATCAAGATCAACCATGTGAGGTTGTCTTCTCTCAGGTCTAGACAAAAGGCTTCCCAAAATTAGGAAGAGGTTTTTGGGCATAGCCTACGCTACCGGCTCTACCACCGGAATCTCCACGCGTAGGCAGCTCTACCCCATCAATACTTGCGGGCCTCCGTGGAACTTTACCTCGGATGGTTGGCTCATCAATCGCTGCAGATTGTCTGTACTTACCAGCGGTTCTAGCAGCACGCATGAACTTAGCTACACGACCTTGCTGATCGTTTACTGATTCTGCAGATTTACGACTCTCTTGCTCAATACGACGCATGTCTGTGTCGTATGCTTGCTCCGGACGCAAGTCAGATACCTCAGCCCCAGAGGTACCTGACAATTGCCGTGGATCGTAATTGGGATTAAAGATGTTAGCCATACTAATATTGTAAGAGGAATAAATCAAGCCCACTTATTGATATGCAAGGCGCTGCTGGCTTTCTCGATAGCTTTGTTCAAGATGAGTTGAAGTGTCGCTGCCTGAGCGAAGACGACTTTGGTGCATCGATTGATAATGCAAACAATGACGTACCCCTGTATGATCAGTACAACCGTGGTTTAGCCGCATGCGAGCAAGGTCTGGAGAGGAACCCATTGCATCTCGAGGGTCAACGGCCCGGAATGACGGGTTACATTCCGTCGATGGAGGAAGCTTTATCCCAGTATCCAGCATCTTCCCCGAAGCCAAAAGCCCTGGTGATGGAGCTGGAGGGACCAACGGAGGAGATGCTGGAGCAGTCCAGAAAACGACGTGGTTTGATCCGGTGAAGCCTGGGGAAGGCCCCAGTGATCAACCTGTTGTGAGTGAGTGCAAGGACGGTGTTTGCCCCGTACCGTGGCTGACAACTGCTCCTGCTGTGGTTCCAGTGAATGATGTGGTTAATCATCCTGACCACTACACAATGTCTTCTATTGAATGCATTGAAGCCATTGAAGCCCAGCTGACACCCGATGAATACCGTGGCTACCTAAAAGGAAACATTGCCAAATATGTATGGCGTGAACGTCATAAAGGCCGTACTGAGTCACTGAAAAAAGCGGCCTGGTATCTAGACCGCCTGATTAAATTTGACGAAGCCTACTAGAAAGGCTGAAGTCTATCTTCATCATCTTCATCTTCATCCTCGTCGTATTCTGCCATGCAGGATGCGGCGAGTTCTGCTAGTTCAATATCTGTTGGAATATCAAAATCAAGTTCGATTTCTTCGTCAGCCATCAGTGATTTGACTGCATACCACTCCATCAACCGCTGGTGGTACAGACTTAACAATGCATAACGGAGTTCATCCCAGGTCATGTCCTGAGCTGCAATCTCTGCTTTACGCATCGAGAATTGCAGTTCTAGTGGAAGTTCAAATTCACGTGGTTCAACTGAACGCTCCATTCCACTCTGCATTCTTCAGATGCGATTATTCTAAGTCTAGCGGTCAAACATCACATCTGTACAGGGAAGGGAAAATAGCTCATCAAGGTCCAAAGCATCTGACCCGTCCCAGGTTGTTTTGCATTTAAAACCGTTGGCAAACTCTGCCAGGATGTAAGGATTGAGTTCTTGCTCCAGCCTACGGATGGCATAGACCTGTTCCAGGGATGCTTCATAGTTACGGAAAGCAGTCAACAGGATGTCAGTCGACGGCCATGCCTCTATGCCTGGCACCTCAAAAAGGAATAGACGAATTTCTTCTCGTCGCCTGTTGATCAAACCACCAAGCACTTCATGGTGTTCATTAAAGATCCACTGACTAATTTCCTGTGTGGCACCACGGTAATCTTCTTGTTCAATGCAATCGATGATGGAGCTGTAAAGGAAGGGCTCCCAGCCAATCGAATGTGCAAATGAAATAAGGGCCTGATGCATATGAGCATCAAGCCCTAGGTTGAGCTTTTGCAATTCAATGTCAATGACATTGATTTCATGGAAGAGATACTCCAGTGCTTTTTCAGAACTACAGAGCTGTCCTTTTTTTACTGGAGAACCATCTGGGTAATACTGAGTGCCATAACCAATGGTATAAGGCTCAGCATTAGTAGCTGGATCACCATATGCCTTTTCACTAAACCCTTCGTATTTACGAATCAGGTTAATGGCATGCGTGAAATCAGCCATGGAGATAACAAATAATTATCTCCAATATACACAGTTTTTACTTGCCTTGCCCCCTTAATTGTTTACGTCCGTGGTTAGGAAGTGAATTCCTTCCTTGACCCTGCCTAGTGCGCTTTGGCTTTGGTTCAATGCGAATTGTTGTTGACTTAGGTTTTGCCATGAGTAAATAGCAACGTCACCATTTTACGCGGTCCGCCCAGTATGCGGCAGACATCTTACCTTTCTTAATGTTCGCAGCATGACGTGCCTTAAAGCTTTCTCGCCGTTTGCGGTAAGCCTCAGACTCTCCTTCTTTCCTGGGACTACCTTGAACTCCTTGCTGACCAAAGTGAATGATCTTTTCTTGCCCACCTTCACAAGCTTTGACTACATGGCTTTTGGTTGGATGGTTTGGTGTTCGTTGTGGCTTATTGCAAGCCATTTCACTTTTCTTGTAACTCTTTGCAGCAGCTGCTGCTTTACGGTGTTTGTCAGACATCAGAATCCTTTAAACATAGAAGTAAATTCACCCAGGATTTGTTCACCTGTTTTTGTTTTATACGTAGGCTCTTCTTCATCTGATCCTAAGTCAAAGAAGCTTTCTTTTTTGGTTTCCTCTTCTTCTTCTTTGTTTTCTGAAAAGAATTTTTCAATTGTGCTTAAAGACTCAAATGGATCTTTAAGGTTTAAATCCACCGTTTTTAACGGTGAATCAACGCCTGCTTTCGTAAGCAAAATTTGTTCAGACCTATCTGTATCTGGGAAAAACTTTTCGTAAAACTCATCTTCTGTACCTTGGTATCCAGCCGATTGAAATACTTTGTACAGTTCTGTATCTGCTTTTGGTTGTGTATCTTTAAAATCTTCTGGACGTTCAATATAGGTAATACCAAGCTTTTCTTGCGTTGGCCTTTGTCTTTTCTCGTTTAAGTATTTAATCTGCTCTCGTATGTCTTGTGCGGTACCAGTGCGCAGTGTTTCAATAATGTACTCGCGCAGCTCTTCAAGATCGCCTTTAAAATCTGTTAGACCATACTTTTCTAATACTTCTTTCCAGGTTGTTTTATCATTTGGATCAAGTCCTTTTAGCATTTCATCGGCAAATTCTTCTGGAAGAATAAATTGACCAAAAACAGTTCCTTGTTTTAAGGCCTCTTCTTTTAATGCTGGCAAAATGTTGTTATAGATTTCGTCTTGTACAGCTCCTGCATTAAGAATATCTTTTGCAGCATCAAAACCTTTTCCTTGCCCCTTTACTTGAAAATGTACACGCGCAAAACCTGCACGATCATTGACATCAATACCATATCGATATGCTTGTTCTGCCCAGTATGGATCTCCATTCTTGGCTGCTTCCCAATCATCAGCAACAATTGAAGCCTGTGCTGCATAATCAGACGCTCGTGCTTTGTTGCCTATAGGATTAAAGTAAAACTCCGGATCAAAATAACGATCATTTGCTTGTGATATTTCATTAAGGTATTGACTAGCACGTAAATCTGCTACCAACTTAACTGCATTAACCATATCTTGTGTCTGGAATGGGTTCTGCTCTTCTTGTCTAATATCTAAATACTCAACAAATTCATCCATGGAACGAGAAGTATTAAACCTAGGAATCAGATATTGATCGATAAAATTTCGTGCAAACTCTGCTTGCACTTTAATTGTGTTATTTGTTTCTGCAGTTGAATATCCAAGTTCAAGATCTTTTTCATATCGTTTTTTTAATTCGTTATCAAACCATTGCTGCCAATTGTACGTGGCGTTATTTCTAACCCCAGTAATGTTTTGCAAGCTTTTCTCAAGTGATTCTTCTGCTTTGCTTCCTGACATGAAAGAAAGCATGCCACCAACACCAGAATCACCTAAGATGCTATTAGTTAATTCTTTATTGATATCAGAAATTTCAGCAAAGGAGCCCAATCCTCTGATTAAACTTATATTTCCTTCTTTTACTTTTGCTTTCTTCATTTCCTCAATAGTATCTTTTAATACGTTTTGAGTAAGTGCTCCAAAGCGTTTGACATCGACTGTTGTTTTTTCACCAACAGCCTGATTAAGTGCATCTTCTAATTCTGTGACACCATACCCCATGTTTGTGTTGTATAGAAATGACAGTTGCTTATCTTCAGGTCTTTCAGATAACCGGAATAAAGCGGCAAACTCATCTGGTTTATTTACATCTAAGTATTTTTCTTTCGCCATTTTGTCCCAATAGGGATCATCTTTCTTTGCTTTTTCCCACTCAGCGGCAATTTCAGGAACGTTTAAAAGTCTTTCTGTTTGCGTGTCTAAGTTAATTCCTAGTTGTAAGTTTCTTACGTTTTGAATATCTTGATCAGTAGGTTTTTTTTCAATATATGTGTTTGCTTGTTTTGTTATTTCCGGAGCATTTCCTCTTAACCCGGCTGCTTTCCCTTGCGTGGTGTAATGCTGCAAATAAAAACCATTCTCCCCATACCTTTGCGTTACGTCTATATCATCATTAGCAATTGCTTGTTCCCAGCGTTGTGCAACCTCTGGGTATTGTTTTTTGTAGTACGCAGGATCAAAATCTCCATAAGGCGGTTTGGCACCTAAAGATGGGTCCCACTCCTGGAGTTTTTCTGTTATGTAAAAAGCTTTAAAGTAATCTTCTAAAGTATTTCTTAAACCACTATCAATTCCTTGTAGACCACGAATAACTTCACGTCTATTTACATAGTCTCCACCAGATGTTGTTTTTGCAACAGTAACGGTTGTATCATAAGCTTGATTTTTTGCTGTATTTGAAGTGTTTAAAGCATTGTTTTCTTGGTTTGTCCTTGAGTTTTGATCGTTTATCATGCGGTTAGTAGCGTTGTTAGGGTCTTCTACCCATTTAAATTTCTCTACAGCTCTACAAGTATTCCACCAATCTCTTCGTTGCCAAGGCTTTGCATCGCAGACAGTATCAAAACCATCTGAAACTTTAATCTGATTATTCGTTGGTAAATTAGTTGGAAGATTAGTTGGATAGTCAGTTTTTTCATAGCTGACATCCCACTTTCTTGTGGATGGATTATAAGAGATTCCCATATTACACCGCCAGCTTTAGATCTTGTACGTGGTAAGCAAATACATCAATGGGTTCTTTTTTAACCCAAGCACTGATTCTATCCATTCTAGCCTGTGAAAAGAAGTCTTGTTTCTGGTACCAGTCAGTGATCAAGCTGCTGGCCTTTGATGTGTTGCACCTGCGGCACGCAGGAATCAGATTATTGCGATTGCTGGAGCCAGAACGAAAGCGTGGGATGATGTGGTCTAGGGAGGTCGCATCGTCTCCGCAGTAACCGCACTTGCAGTCCCAGGCATCGTATATGGATTGTCGATAACGTTTCTTTGCAAGCTTTGGAGTTAATTCAATGAGCAGGGCTAGTGGTTCCTGTTCACTGTTGAACATACTCTTTAGTTGCCGTTACCTTATTTTACTTTCGTTCCATGTGTAAACAAACACAAAGCAGAGATTAAATAAGACTAAAGAAGCATGACACTATGTTTTGATTCGTTAGTCTTTATTGGTAAGCGTTGAGACGCAATGAGCACAAGCACCAGCTGGGTCTCTGCCCAGAAAGCACAGGAGCTTCTGGGCATCGACAAGAAGACGTTGTTCCGCTACCGGGATGACGGTACGCTCAAGCTTGGCCCTCATTATGCGGCATTTGCTGAGACACGCTCCCGCGACAGCTTCCGTTGGAATGTGACAGCAGTCAGGAAACAGCTGCAAAAGAAGGGACTTCTTTCTTCTGTTTCAATGTCTTGTAATAGTTCTTGCGTAAGCGATGAGCAAGGACAAGATCAGTGACATTCAACTTGATCCTTTGATGAGCCATTGCCTGGTACAGATCTGCGCAAATACCATCAAAACTCTTTGAGCTCCAGAACCACTGGGGCTCTTTTTCTTTAAGTTGAAAAAGCAGCATCCATTGTGGATGGATGGGTTGAATAGGTTTTTTCCTGTTATGAAAAACAATGCTATCACCTTCCCAATGCCAGCCATGGGTACGGAAGTGCTCAGCAGTAACACCAAATGTTGCTACCATGCCATAAAGCCATGCAACATCCTTAAGGCTGCGCTTGGAAGCTAGTTGGAAATACTCATCAACGATGCGTTGATCAACAGGAGGAGAGTGCGTCATGGTTGAGCTGGCGCAAAGTGCCCTCACCATAAAAGGAAAGCTATCGGCCCGTGGTCCTAGTTAAGAGTTTCCTAACAATTCTCTACAGGCATGACATAAGTATACCTTATTAAACACGCATTAAGACTCAGCTGGTGTTATACCACTTGCATAGGCAGCCCAAGCAAGTCCTACAGCTTCGATAGTAGATGTCTCTGTTGTTTCGTATGGCAGATGTACAACATCACCAGCATGATACAAAGTAGGTACACCAGACAAGCTAATAGGGCTATTGCCATACCTTCTTACATCTTGCTGTTCCTGTGATAAAGCTTGTTTTGTTTCAATGATATCTCCAAATGCCGGGTCTGTCATTTGTGTACTTAACGCAATTCATACCAGCCCTTTCTATGAAGATCATTGAGCTGTTTAAATACTTTATCGTACTTTTTGCCGCATGCTTCTAAACTGTAAAGCTTACGTGCATGTTTGGCGATTGCTACACGATTTAAATCTCCTGCTTTATCAATGGCATCTAACCAATCTTGCAAAGTATGGCAACGATAACCTGTTACACCTTCTACGATTGTTTCTGTAAATGCACCATAATTCACCGCAATCAACGGAGTACCACACAACATTGCTTCTACACCACTACCACCAAAGGGTTCTGTAAATACTGTGGGCATCAATGCTGCTCTTGCATTACGTAAAAACTCGGATCTTTCTTTGCCATGGATTGGTCCTTTGTAATGAATATTAGGATGGTTCCAGGGTGTTGGATCTCCTTGTCCATGTAAGATGATTGGCCAAGGACTGCGGCTTGCAATCTCCTTAATTGTGTCCATTCCTTTAGGACTGCATATCCTACCCAAGAAAGCAAGGTACTCACCTGAGCGTTTATAGTTTGGCACCCACTCATCAACATCAAAGTAATTTGGAATAACCCATTCGTAATTCTTTCCTGCCCGATGTTCTTTCCCCTGGTGATAATGCATCCAGGCATAGGATTCAAAGATGTGATAAGAACCAGACATGAGGGTTGGGTAACCAATACCTGTCTCAACGTGTTGGTGTGCAGGAAAATCTGTCAATAACCGCTGGTGCGCATGACCAAAAGGATGACAGATAATATCTTGTCCATCAAGATTTTCCTTTAAAGCTTCGATAAGTTTGTTTTCAAATGCAATATGTCCTTTGCTACCGATATGAGCATCATCCCCATAGAAATCTTTTTTATCACGACTGCCATAAAATGAATGAAATTGATCATGCGTTAACATTTCAACGTATTTTGTTGCACCCGCTTCACTACCTGCATTGCTGTACTCAATTACTTCATAGCCCTGTGCTTGCATCATCTTGGGAAAGCGCAAGGCTTTCCCTGTGAAGGCGCAGTGTGAGTATTCAGAAGATGCTTGGGTATGAAAAATGCCGATTAAATGCAGACGCATTTTGATTTGTTGTGCAGATCAGAAGATTAACACGTTACGTCGTCTACTTGCGCTTGTTTTAACCAGGGTAGCAGGAAAACCTAGTAGAGCAAAAGTACCTGTCTCACTTGAAATAGTGTAATCTATTTCTAAAGATGCATTCTTGCCGCTTAAAGTAAATATTCCTCTTTCACCAATGATCGCATTGTTGTGTTTTAGAGTAGCTTGATTGCCAGTTAAAGTAAATAGTCCTGTTTCAACTTCAATCTTAGGGTTGTATTTTAGGCTTGTTGCAGTGCCAGTAAGAACAAAGCTGCCAACAAGGGGGTTGATTGTATAGCTATTTAACTCAACTAAAGATGCTGGGTTGCCTGTTAAAGTAAACAGTCCAGTTGTAGCACTGATCGCCCACGTGTGACGTAGCGTTGCTGAGTTACCAGTAAAGCTAAAGGTACCAACTGCGCCAGCAAGCAGATAGCCCTGTGCCAGCGCAGCCTGCTGTCCTGCAAGACTGAACTGACCTCGCTCAGCGGTGACCGCCGGGTTGTGACGAAGCGTCGCTGGCTGGCCGGTGAAGCTGAAGGTGCCGACCGTGATCGGCATGATCTGACTTTGTGCCAGTGTGGCCGGCTGCCCAGAGAGCGCGAACGAACCAACCGTCGCATTAATCTCAAAGGCATTGATCTCAGTCAGACTGGCGGGATTGCCAGTGAGAGTGAAAGTGCCTGTGCCGCCCTGGATTGCCCAGGTGCGGCGGAATGTGATGGGCTGGCCGGTTTCGGTGAACAGGCCGGATCCGCCACTGAGATAGCGCCCACGTAGCAGAGCAGGATTGCCACCTGACAACGCAAACGAGCCAACAGCAGGCTCGATGCGAGGGTTATGGCGAAGTGTTGCTGGCTGACCGGCAAGTGTAAATGCACCGACTTGGGCTGTGAGCGCATAGGTTCGGCGGAACGTGGCGCCGTTACTTGCCAGCGTGAAGGTGCCTGTCTCAGCTGCCAGCCGATCTGTGTCAGACAGCGTGGCTGGATTCCCGGTGAAGGTGAACGATCCAGCAACAGGGTCAAGGTGATGCCCAACGCTGAGCGCCGGAGATCCACCATTCAGAGCAAAGGTGCCAAGCTCTGCGTTAAGAACCTTTGGTGCGGCAGCCTTGGTGAGCGTGGCGCCATTGCTGGCCAGCGTGAAGGTGCCAGTACCAGCGTCGATCTTGACGTTGTGGCCCAGCGTTGCCGGGTTACCAGTCAGGGTGAACTGACCTCGCTCACCAGTGATTGACGGGTTTTGGCGTAGGTCGGCAGGATTGCCTGTCAGGGTGAAGGCACCACGGCCTCCATCCATCTGCTTGGGGCTGGCCTTGGTCAGCGTTGCTGCGTTGCCCGTCAGCGTGAAGGTGGCAACCGTCTGGCTCAGAGTCCTCGGGACTAGCTCGCGGATGGCGAGATGAATCGCAGCTCGGTCGTCAGTTGTTGCGTTGTTGAAGCCAACGTTGCGGCTACCTTGGCCTGCTGTGGTCTCACGGACCATCGCGCAGCCGTACTGGCCGAAGTCAATGCTGGTGAGCAGTGTGCTGTTGGCACCAGCTGGTGGCGGTGATGCCAAGCCTGAGTAGGCTGCTGCATACCGGAGGCTGTTGACGCCTGGTGAGGTGTCATTAACAGCTTGCTCCGTCAGAGCGCCATCGTTCTCAAGCAGAACTTCGGTATCGGGGATCGCCGTATTTGCGCCAGCGGTTACTGTTGCCGCTGACGCATACATCACCGTTGCGTTGTTGGTCCGGTTGACCGTGATGGTCTGGTTGCCGGTACCAAGACCAGAGCCAAGGAAGAACGTGTCTGTTCTGCCTGGCTCACCCGCCGTGTCGATTGCTGCGGCGCCTGCAATACGGGTTAGCGTCAACCCGCCATAGGTGACGCTAGTTACCGTATCGGTTGCGCTGATCGTGTGAACAAAGACCACCACACCCTGGGGCGTGCCGGTCTGCGTATGCGTCCAGCTGAAAGCTGCTTGGTTGGTTGAGCCTGTTGTCCCTGTATGGGACTCTGAGGCAGCACTATGGGCAACAGCCATTGTCCTGCCTCCGCGTCAGTTATCAGGCCAGAGTCAGGATGCCAGCAGCGTCCCAGGTGATCGTGAAGGTCTCGCCGTTCAGTAGGTCAACAGCGGCACCGTAGTCGTACCAGCCGATCAGTTCACCGCTTGCTGCAGTTGCGTTGTAGAGCACCACGTAGCGGAATTGAGGCACAGTGCCAGTAGCGGTAAGCACCAAGTCGTTGGCATCAAGCTTGTAGGTGCCGCTCGTTTGCGCGGAAGTCACACCAGTCAGGTTGCGGCCAGTGGTGGTGCCGTTCTGGATATTGGTGTAGGCAATTTGGGTGATGTTTGCAATCACCGTGTTGGTGTTAACGGGCACAGTGTTAGTCAGTGCTACCGTCAGCGTGTCAGAGCCGAGGTT